TTTCATTTACTCCTAAAGATGTTCCAAATCGAGTATATCCCCAAGCCCAAACTTCCCCGTCATTATCAATTCCAAAAGAACATTGATGTCCATTCACTATTTTGCAAAATATTTTAGGTTCTCCTAAAACTGCAACTGGGGTTAATTGAGAGCTTGGAACGGTAGTATTAATTCCTAATTGCCCAACACTATTATTCCCCCAAGCCCATAATTTTCCATAGTTATCTATAGCCAAAGAATGAACGGTAATATTTCCTTTATAAGCAACTACTTTGCAAAAAGTTTTATTTCCATATACAGGAACAGGGGTTGTTATGGAACAGGTTGCTGCTTGGTTAATTCCAAGAGATCCAGAAGAGTTTGATCCCCATCCCCAAATCTTTCCATATTTATCGATAGCTAAAGAGCCAACCGCTCCTACACTTATTTCACAAAACGTTTTTGTTTGTCCAGCTATAGCAACAGGAGTGCTTCTATAAGTAAAACCGCCGAGAGGAGAACCATCGCCTAGCCTACCACTGCCTGAACCTCCCCAAGACCACACTTGACCGTTTTTATCAATAGCGGAAAAAACATTACCTCCATTACTAATTTTACAAAAAGATTTATTGCCATAAATAGCGCTTGGAGTGAATCTTCTTCCTATAGAATTAATTCCAATTTCTCCAGAAAAATTATATCCCCAAGCCCATGCTTTTCCTGTGTTATCTAACCCAATTGAAGCATTGCTAAACCCTTCTAGAAAAATAAAAGCTTTACTTGTCCCCTGTATTAATTCTGGCTCTATAGTATTAGTTATTCTTTTATTTCCAATTTCTCCAGAAAAATTATTCCCCCAAGCCCAAGCTCGGTTATATTTGTCAATAGCTAGTGTATGTCTTAAAGAAGAACTTATTTGGCAAAATGTTTTCTTTTGTCCACCTACGCTAACAGGAGTATTTCGACAAAAATCAGAACCATCTCCGATTGCAAGATAAAAATTAAACCCCCATGCCCAAACTTGTCCGTCTTTATCAATAGCAAGTGATGTTTGTCCATTAGAAGCGTATATTTTGCAAAATGTTTTGACTGCTCCTGCCCCTGAAACACGAACTGGCGTTAATTGACTAGTCGTAGAACCAATTCCTAATTCGCCATAACTATTTGGTCCCCAACTCCACAATCTTCCATTTTTATCAATAGCTAAAGAATGATAGCCTGAACTTATTTCACAGAATGTTTTATTTCCATAAACGGCAACAGGAGTAAGTCTGATAATGGTACTTCCATCTCCCAATCTTGCATTTGAATTGTTACCCCAAGCCCAAAGTTTGCCATTTTTATCTATTGCAAATGTACTTGTTACTCCATTTGTTATTTTGCAAAATGTTTTTGGTGCTGTAGTAACAATAGTTACAGGGGTTGATTGGGCGGTGGTTGAATTATTTCCAATTTGACCAGCGTTATTAAGAGCCCAGCCCCATGCTTGACCATTTTTATCTATAGCGGAAGAGGAATCAATATTTGTTGAAATTTTACAAAAAGTTTTAATGGCTCCAGCTATGCTTACTGGAGTTCTTTTTGAAGTTTGAGTATTATCTCCTAGGGTTCCTGATGCATTGGCCCCCCATCCCCACGCACGACCATATTTATCAATAGCAAGTATAGAAGTAGATCCACCCGATATTTCACAAAATGTTCTACCTCTGCCAAGAGGTTTAACTGGACTAATTTTAGTAGATAATTCATTATTTCCAAGAACTCCAAAGGAACCAACTCCCCAGCCCCAAAGCCTACCTTTAGCATCAATTATAATATTAAATCCGCTGCTCACAGACGACGCATTAATTTTGCAAAATTGAATTTCTAAATTTAAAGATTCTTTGGCTTTCATATTAAATTAAATCTCCATATGTTCCTATCATTAGGATATTCCCGTTAGTTCCATTTTTAATTTCAGTCGTCCAGTTTGTTTCGACAACTACTTTACCGCCAATTCCAGCGCTAAAGGAATAAGATTCTAAAGTTAAATTATCTAATTTTATGCCAAATTTTTTGTACTGCTCTAAATTATAAAACTCAACTAACATTGAACTTTGAACGCCGCCTTCACTATGAAAGACTTTGCTCAAATTTTCGGCTTGAAAATCATCAATCATAGAGGAAAGACTAAATGAAGCAATTGCTGGCACTTGTATTTTCCTTATAAATGGATGGTTATTGCCAAATCCATACAAAGACTTTCTTTCAAACTGAAAAGATAATGTTAAGTTTTGGAAGTTGTTTGTGATTTGATCAAAGAATCCAAATGTAATTGGAGTTTTGCCCCCGCCAGATTGAAAAGTTGGAGTTATTACGCATCTATCATAAGTGCATCCACCGTTAAAAACTTCTGTTGCTTTTGTAGTGTACCTTTGCGCTCTTGATGTGCCAGTTAAACTAATGTTAAATTTTCTATTAGCGTCTTCTGCATTTTGTCCGCTTACTAGAGTATTGACTGATGGAAGATACTGAGAGATGTCGTAATCTTGAACGCTTGCATTTGCGCCAATAAAAGAACAAGATACTGTGGCTAATTGATTTACGCCAATACTAATTTCGTAACTTGTAATATATGCATTGCCTATTCCTAGCACATAATCGCCCGTTATAAGCTCTTGCGAGTTTTGATCTGTGCCGTCCTGTTTTGCTATTGTGATATAAAAATTTCTATCGCCAGTTGAAGTAAATATCGTATCAAATGGATTACCGCTTGTTGTGTTAGACAAGTCTAGTCCAATATATTTTTCATTCCAACCATCATTTAAGAAATATTGAAAATTAAAATTAACATCTGGAGCTAGTTGAGTTTGTCTAGTTGCAAAACTTCCAGTCCCTAATTGCTTTAATGGAGCACGATCAATATTGAATGAAAAATCATATCCTTGGACGAAATCTAGACGCGCTATTCCGCTGCCGCTATTCGGCGTCTGTTCGAAGGCTCCAGAAGAGCCCACGAACATCATCTGCATTTCGTATGAAATTGGTCTAGCCATTTTATATCTTAAACCTATCCCTTCCTGCGTTGAAATTTGTTAAGATTTCTTGCTGATTTAACGCGCGATTATAAACTCTAAAAGCGGCAAGATCCATATTCATTTTATATCCAGAGTCTGACCTCCATCCCGATATTCTTCCGTTTCCGCTATTAAAATTTCTATTTCCGCTGTTTTCAGAACCTACTATTTGAGAAAGTGTTTGCTGCTGTCCGTTAACGTAAATTTTATTATTTGTGTAAGAGACGTTAGATCTCATTTCGAAAACATAATGTTTCCAATTGCCAATGCATCCCAAAGAGGTTACTTGAGCAAATGGAATTCCATACAAATCACTGCTTGCGGTATTGAATCCAATTCCAGTGGCTCCTATTGTATATATGTCGTAATAAAGCCATCCCATTATCATTCCTCCAAGCGCATTTATTTTTGCCCAAATTTCAATTGTAGCTATAGAGCCTAATCCAGAAACAGAAAAATCAACATAATCATCCACTCCATCAAAGATAAATATTTTTCTATTACTAGGAGAATAAACTGGAGTGTTGTAAATGGTTGCCGGAACTCCAGAGCCACTCAAGTCATACCAAGAAGTTCCCGATCTATACGAAGAAGTTCCAGAAGCCTCTAAATACAAAACTAATCCATTGGTAGATATACTAGTAATATCTTCGCTAGCTCTACCAAGAGGGTCTTCAACTAGTGTGACAGATATATCATTTACATTTTTATAAACAAAAGTATGTGTCCATTGTGGCGCAAAAAATACTTTGAATTGATTATATATTGTTGGTATTTTGTACTGAAATCTTTTGTAGCCTTGTCTTCCTATCAAGAAATGAAGAATGCATCTTGCCTCAGCATCGCTCACTCCTTTAAAATCAAGTCTAAAAGACTTTAATGCATTTGCGTGCAGGCCAAAATTTGTTCGCTTTGTAAACGAGTAAGGTAATTCAGTCTTTATTACGGCGGTCTCTTTTGAAAGTGGCGTCGAATAAGTTGGCTGAAAAAAGAAATCTTTTGACCACTTGATAGTATCAACTGAAGCTGGAGTAATTGATGACTGAGAAGTATGACTTTCTTTGCAGTAATAAAACGAATCGTACAGATTACCTGTATTGCTTGGAAAAGTAGCGTCGCCAGTATATCTTACAATATCATATTTCTGATAACTTGTAGAAGTAGCCCAATTTCCCTTGATATTCGAACCAGTTATTAAAGGCTGATTCCAATTCAAAACGGTAGAAATTTGATCAGTAGATAAAGTGGCGTTTAATGCATACAGGTCATTTTCAACATAACTGTTATCTAGGCTATTTAAAAATAAATTGACAGGCTTGTATATTTGCGCTGGATCTGTATATTGAAAATACCCTGTTCCGTGTAGGCTTTCAAAAAAGCTAGCTATCCTTCTCGCTTCTTCTTGCCTTCTGCTTTCGAAAGGCATTGAGATCGCCATCTGCAAATGATTGACCGCCTTTGGCATAGTATAAAGGTAGTTATCTACCGTAGTATAATCAGCGATCTCGCAAGAAAAAGAAACTTGAGTTCCGTAAGAAGGAACAAAAGTAAACGACGAAGGAATCGTGCCAGTTACATTCTGGTCTCTATCGTAAAGGAAAGACATTAGATGAATCCTTGATAGTTAAGCGTCATGGAGACTTCATCTGTAGCAGAGCTATTGATTGATTCTCCTATGAATTCCATATTGTTAACTGTAAAAGTAGCTAATGATCCTATAGTTATATTAACATTACGCTTGTTTGAGTCTAGAATATAATCAAAAGCTCTTTTTGATTCGTAATCATATACGCCAAGAGTAAATTGGGCCGTTACTTTGTATGGC